TACTGAATTCTGAAACATCTCTAAAGACAGAGACAATGTTAGTTCCGATCAACCATTTTAATATCAAATTTTTTGAAGATGTTGATTTTAAATGTACTACTGAAAATAAGGTGTTTTCTCTTAATTTTACAAATGAAATGTTAAAGAAAATCAAGCAAGCATCAAACGTTCTTAATATGGGAACGCTTTTGTTTAATTTTACAAATTCTTCTTCTCCAACTCTTGTTTTGTCTGATGCAACATTTACTGATAACAAGACCAGTGATGAATTTACAATTTTTCTTGAAGAAGTTTCACAAAACATGGAAGAACTTGTTGCATTAAATGTAGTTAATTTGACAAAAATTGTTAGCGGAGACTATCAAGTAAGTTGCTATTATGTAGGAACTTATAGAAAAGGAGATCCTGCAAACAAATTTCTGATGCATTTTGTTCCTGAAGCAGCAACAACACCAAAAATTGAGTATTATATGTCAACAATTTTCAAGAAATAGGAGATCATGAGATGAATAAAGACATTGAAATTTGGGCTGAAAAGTACAGACCGACTTCACTTAAGGGAGTGATTCTTCCAAAGCGTTTGAAATCTTATTTTCAGGATATTCTCAAAACAGAGAATGTTCCGAATCTTCTGTTGTGTGGAAAGCCGGGTGTCGGAAAGACAACCGTTGCCAAGGCTATTTGTAATGATTTGTCTTGTAATTATTTGCTGATTAATGGATCAGACGAGTCTGGAATTGATACTTTTAGAAGCAAAATCAAGGATTTTGCAACAACTGTTTCATTGACCGGAACACAGTTGAAAGTGGTAATTATTGATGAAGCGGATTATTTGAATCCTTCCAGCACTCAACCTGCGCTAAGAAGCTTCATGGAAGAGTATTCTTCCAATTGCCGATTTATTTTTACTGCCAATTATAAACAAAAGATTATTCATGCTCTTCAGTCTCGCATGGCAGTTGTTGATTTTTCCTTTACAAAAGAGGAAAAAGAAACAATGCTGGCAGAATTTTCAAATAAAGTTTTTAAAATTCTCAAGACTGAAGGAGTTCCTTTTGAGTCCGAAGAGGTTGTTATTTATCATGTTAAGAGGCTTTTTCCAGATTTCAGGAAAATTCTTGTAGAATTGCAAAAATATGCATCAATCAATGGAAAGATTGATGAGGGTATTCTTGGGCAATCAAAAAGTGTTGAACGCGAAATTCTTGAAGTTTACAAATGCATGAAAGAGATGAATTTTGATTTGATGAGGGAATGGGTTGCCCGGCATATCCAGATGTCAACCGATCCATATTCAATCATTCGTTCTATTTATGATGTGATTATTCCAAAGCTTGATTCTGTAAAGAAGAAAGAAAACGTTATTGTTATTCTTGCAAATTATCAGGCAAAATTGCCTTACGTTGTTGATTATGAAATTCACATGATGGCCATGCTGGTTGAAATTTCTCTGGAGATTCGGTAATATGGAAGAGAACAATACTGCGTTGAAGCTTGGAGATATTTTGAAAGCAATAAATTTCAAGCTTGATGAAAATCTGATTAATCAGGATAATTTACAGGAATATCCATCTTTTGTTGTAAACAGAATTTATTCCAATTTTCCTGATACTTTGTTTATATCTAATACTTTAAATCAGTTTCCTTACATTGACAAGGATGTTCATTATAAATACTTGTACTTGGCAATACCAAAAAGAAAAAGATTCTCCCCCTTGAAAAAGGTAGAGAAGGATGTTGAATTTGTTGAGGAAATTTCCAGTAAATATGGAATTTCCAAAAAGAGTGTGTTAAAACATTATAATTCATTGAAAAAAGGAGTGTAATATGGAAAAGACAACTACAATGAAGCAAACACAGACACAACCAATGACTGAAAACTTCAGGGATGAATTGATCAAGAACTTTATTGAAGTAAAGATTGATCCTTCGAAGTTTCTGATTATTACAGAAACATTGACAAGAATTGGAATTTATTCCAGAAAGAACAGGACGCTGTATCAGACTTGCCATCTTCTGCACAAGAAGGGCAAGTATTACATTGTTCATTTTAAGGAATTGTTTATGCTGGATAACAAGCTACGAAGGCCGATGACAAGGACAGATTATCGCAGGAGAAATTATATTGCAAAACTGCTTGAATCATGGGGTCTGGTTGAAATTGTGAACAGAGATCTTGTTGAAGAGAGCGGAAGAAATTTGAAGATTAGTGTAATTCCATATTCGAAGAAGGGGGTTATTCATACTGAACAGAAGTATATTATGTTGAGTGTAAAGAATCAAAATGCTCAGGATGATGAAGACGAATATTATGATGATGAAGACGAATATTATGATGATGAGGAATATTATGATGAAGATGATGAGGAAAATTATAAAAAGGAGAATTAGTAGTGATGGAGGTTATTCAAATGCAACCACAAAATCAGAGTTTTGACAAAATTTCAATGACTTATCTTGAGTTGAGAGCTTCACTTCCTGCTCTTCAGAAGCTTTTCAGTCAGGAATTTTCATCAATGAAATTTCTCATCAAGCTTAAAAAGCTGCTTGATGAGTGTGACAGAGAGTTGAAATATTTTGAAGATGTTCGGTATCAACTGATACAAAGATATGGTGAAGAATCTACTGATGAAAATGGTAATCCTATCTGGAAAGTAAAAGAAGAAAATACAAATACATTTATGCAGGAAATTGATAAAACTTTACAAGAAACGGTAACTCTTAATGCAGAGCCGTTGTTTTATGATGAACTTGTAAAATATTCTGAAAATACTGATTTGAAATTGACAGCTATGGATATAAAGGCACTGGAAAAGTTCATAAAATATTAATTAAATGAAAGAAAAGGAACTTTTCCGAATTATTTCCAAAGTGACAATGTATTCAATGGGTAGTCCGATTGAATTCGATTCAGAGGAAACAGAAACACTGTTAAATGAGTATATGAATGATAAAAATTCATCAACAATTAGAGAACTGATAACGTTATATATTTCCAATGTATATCCTCTGGAAGGAAAATTAAATTATGATGGTTATGATAATTATGGAAATTTTTATGAGGTAAAGCCTATTAATATTGTAGTAAATGGTAATGAAACTGTGAAAAAGAAACTGGATGGTAGCGGATATTATACTGATTTGACTTGGGCAAGGCATAGAAAATATATGCTTGAAAATCCAAAAATTCTGGTATCCGGTTTCGTAAACGGCAGGATTTGTTATGTTTTTGAATTTCCCTATCATATTCTTTGTCAGGATGTAGAAAAGGCGTTGATGAAACATTTGGGTGAGTGTGATGCGGCGAACAGATATATGAGAAAGTACAAATTTACATACCGAAATTGGATGCATTGCTGTATAACTAAATATATTACTGATAACAATGAAATTCTAAGTCCTCGGTATTTTGTAAAGGATTTTTTGGAGAATATTTTTGAAAAGAAAATCAACGCCGCGAAAGAAACAAAAAACAAATGTATCTTCCCAGATATTGGAGTACCAGAACCCTTGGTTGTTTGAGGGTAAACCTTTTACTTCTGATATGATTGGAAATTATTATGGGTTTGTATATTGTATTACAAATTTGAAAACCGGAAAACGATATATAGGAAGAAAATATTTTTACAAAACTGTAAAAAAAGGAAAAAGGAGAATAAAAGTTGAGTCTGATTGGAAAGATTATTGGTCGTCTTCTGAGTTGGTTAAAAAAGATGTTGATCTTCTTGGAAAAGATTCTTTCAAGCGCGAAATCATATCCCTTCATGTAACAAAGGGTGATACAAATTATTTTGAAAATTATATGTTATTTAAAATGGGAGTTTTGGAAGAGCCTGAAGATAACAGAACATTTTATAATGACAATATAATGAACAGATATTATTATAAATCTATGAAAAATGTTGGAAAGAAAAGAAAAATTTCTTCAACTTTTTGTTAATAAATAATTTATATGAGCACCGCACAATCAAATCTTGTTGTTCCAAAAGGATTGACTTCGCTTGATAATTCAAATGCAAGTCTTTTCAGGCTTACTTTTACCCGGTTTCCTAATGTAGAATATAATGTTTTTCAAGTTGTTTTGCCAAATATTACTTTTGGTGAAACTTTGCTTCCAAATCCTGTAAAAGATTTACCTGTTCCCGGTGATAAGATAACATTTGACCCTGTAGTAGTTTCATTTTTGGTGCAAGAAGATTTTGAAAATTATTTTGAACTTGCAAGATGGATGTATGGACTTGGATATCCTATTACAACAGAACAGCGAAGAAAACTTGAAAGTAAAAATGAGCGTTATAGTGATGCTATTTTACACATTCTTACAAATAAAAGAAATTCAATGTTTACAATTCGTTTTGTTAGTTGTTTTCCTATTTCGTTGTCTTCATTAACATTGGATGCTTCTGTTGCTGATGGATCTCCTTTGACAGCAGACGTAATGCTTCAATTCCATTATATGGAAACAGAAAGGATTCCTGTTCCATGAAAAAGTTTTCTTTTAAAATTAAAGACAAATATAAGCCAAGAGTGAAAACTATTATAAACAGATCATCCGGGCCAATTATTCCAAAAACAAAAAGAAAAGAGAAATATAATAAATCCGGGAAAGGAGAATGGTATGATGACGAAGAAGTTTAGAGGAAATGATCTTGAAGTGTTACTGGATGAATTGGAAAAAAAATTTCCAGAACTAAAAAAGGAACTTAAACAAATGATCATTCGACAAAAGCAACGGTATTCTGTTAATACATTGACTGAAGAGTATGAATTGATTTTTTCTTTAAGTATCAAGAAACAGAGGAAGAGATAAAGGAGATTATAAAATGATTGACGCAAAAATTCTTGCACACACAAAAAACAGTTATACTGGTGATGAGCTTGTTACTTTTCAATGTACATATCACAGATTTATTTTACCAGAAGTCAACACATACAGGATGTTATCAAAAAACTCTGGATCTTCCAGAGCCATTCCTGTAAAGACTCGTATTGAGAGTATTTTGACAGATCCTGCCGGTCCTGTTGAATGGGGAGAAAATTGTAAAGGAATGGTTGCACAAAATCTTCTTGATGGAGAAAAAACAGAACAAGCAAAGATTATCTGGATGGAAGCGTGTCAATATGCAATTGAATGTGCAAAAAAATTATCAGAACTTGGTGTTCACAAGCAGATTGTGAACCGTCTTCTGGAACCTTTTTCTTGGCAAACATCTGTAATTACCGGAAACAGGGAATGGTTTGAGCATATGTTTGCTCAAAGAATCCATAAGGATGCTCAACCGGAATTTCGTGAACTTTGCAAGAAAATGAAAGAAGTTTTGGACAATTCAGTGCCAAAATTAGATGTCCCGCATCAACCATATATAACAGATAAAGAGGTTGAAAATGAACAAGGACTTTATTACCTCTTGGCAAGATATTCTGTCGCCAGATGTGCACGGGTATCATACACGCCGTTTGACTCCAATAGACCAGACTGGGAAAAAGATATGGCTTTATACTATAGGTTTTTGTATTCTGATCCTCCTCATATGTCTCCTTTTGAGCATTATGCCTTCCCCTACAAACATAATACTAATGCGGAAGATATTGGGCAAAAAGGAGAAGTACAAAGAGGAGACGTAAAAGAAAAGAAATTTAATAATTTAAAAGGATTTGTTAATTTAAGATATATTATTGAACACACACAATGTGAAGAT